CGGCACGGCTCCTTGGCCGCCGCCGTTATATCGGCCGCTGTAGCCGCCCGGCGCGGATGCGCCTCCCGGTGCCGCGCCTCCGGGTGCGCCGCCCGCTAGTTGCTGCGCCTTCGTGATGGCGTAATGCGCGCCGGTCGAAGGATCGACCACATCGACGTTCTGCGCTGCTTCACCCGGCGTCAGCGTGTTGTTCAGCGCTCCTGCCACAGAAAGGCGACCGGTAAGAGGGTCGACGTTCAGCACGTCGGTTTCGCCGCCGCGGTTGATCGTCAACTGCTTCGGCATCAGCGCTTGCAACTTCGCCTCGCCCGACAGCGAGTTGATCAGGTGATTCTGAATCCATTGGGCTTGCGCACGAGGATCACTTGGAATCGCCTGGATTTCTTGGATACCGCGATCAAGCGGCAGCAGGCCGGATTTAACAGCGTCCGTAATCTGGCTGGCAATCTTCCCCGACAAATCCGCTTTGCCGATGTCCGGATCGACCGCGAGAGAACCGATCATTCCCCGAAGGCTCTGCTGCTGCTTCAGAGCCATATCGAGCTTTGACGTATCGTATTGCTGCTGAGCGTTGCGCTGCTGCGCGATCTGCCCCATGAATTGAGGCAAGTACGCGCCGGCACCGTTCTGCGCGGCGAGCGACTGGAGCTTATTGAAGTCCACGGACCCGTCGGGATTAAGCGCCTGCGAATACGCCTGAGAGATGGCCTGATTGGCGCCGAATTGGGCCTGGTTCTGCTTCAACGCCTGGAGGCCAGAGGCAATCTGTAGCGGCTGCTGGAGCGACTGCAGGCCAACTTGCGGGGCCTGAGCTTGCAGAGGGATCGAGGGGTCTAGAGGCATTTCTTCTCCTTATCCTGCGGGCGTCCAACCTGCCACGCCAACATCGGGCGCGCCGTAGATTCCACCTGCCTGGCTACCGACGTTGTTGTTCAACAGTGAATACAACAGGCCGCCTTGCGCCACTGAGCCGAGGCCCGAATTGATCGCGTTCGCGCTGCCGATCATGCCGGCCGCTTGGGCGTTTGCGCCAGAGGTTAGGAAATTACCCGCCGTACTGGCCGTTTGCAGGCCGGCATTGCCGACGCCGGCTGCCGCGTTCTGTCCAAGGCCAACGAGCCCCGACAGGCGGTTGTACTGATCCGACTGGATGCCGTAGTTCGCCATGAACTGTTGCAGCGCGTTCTGGTACTGCTGCTGGTACGTCTGGTCAGCAAGGCCGGTCGTGTACTGTCCGATCCCCTTGGCCTGTGCCCCCGATAGGTTCAGCCCCTTCGCCGAGAGCGCGTTATCGACGCCCTTCAGGCCCTGCTGCAGCGTGAACTGATAGCCCGGCGTTTGTTCGAGTTGCTGCTCGGTGGGATTGAACGAGAACTGCATGCCGCCGAGTTTTCCCATTTGGGCCTGCAGCTGCGGAATCGTGTTCGTCCCGAGTTGCATGTACGGCTGCAGGTTCTGTTGCATCTGCTGGAACTGCTGCCACTGCATTTGGGCGGCGTTGTTCGCGGCGTCCGCCTGCGTATTGGCCGCCGATTTCGCGCCAGAGGCCGAAATAGCCGCGCCGGCAAGCCCCGCCGCCGCTGTACCGCCTGCGATTGCCGCTGCTACGCACATAGCTAATCCTTCTTGATGTCTTTGATTTTCAGTTCCATCACCACGTCATCGGCGTGGTATCCGCGACGCTCCAGAATCTTGTAAAGATCGCCCGACATCGAAACAGGCCAGCCGATGATGCTGATTCCGCGCTTGCCAATTTCGGTTTCGAGTTCGGACATGAATCGCAGCATCGATTTTCGGAACGCTGGCTGCACAAAGAACGTATCGACGTGTGCGCAGAGCTCAGTTTTCAGGTGCAAGCTCCTGTACAGAATAACCAGCGCGTAACCACGCATCACGCCGTCATCGTCACGCAACGTCATTGCGATGAGCGAATCGTTCTCAGCCAGATACAGGTATTGCTCGATGTGCGGATCGATCTGAAGTCCACGCTGACCGTGATAGGCGCACGTGTCCTTTTTTATCTCCGAGCACTCATCCCAACTCTGTTGCCCGAGTGGGACGATCTCTTCAGCAAGCTCGCGCGTGAATGTCTCAATGGCGATCTTCGCGTTAGCCATGGTCAGCTCCCCGAAGTCTCATAGACGCCGCCGGCAATCGTCACGGCGGCATTGGCTGATGCAAGAGCCTGCAAGGTCATTCCTGCTTCGAGTTGCAGGCCGATAGCTTGAGGCGGAACATAGGTTTGGCCGGCCGACAGCGAGAAGGCCGACATGATGGTGTTCGAAGCGCCAGGCGCGCCGGCCGACGGAACGCGGTAGAGCGTGACCGTGACCGGAGCGCCGGACGTATTCGTGAACGACAGGTTGTTGACCGTCGAAGTCGTGCCCGTCGGCGCCGCGTAGTAGCTGGTCGCCGAAGTGGTCAATTGAGCCGCGACGATGGCTTTCGGGATGCGCTGCATTTATCGAAGTCCTTTCACATAGACCTTGTTCACACCTTCCGGAATCGCGCTCGTGAAGGTGAGCGTCGTGCCGGACAGCGAATACTGGTCGTCGCCCTGAAACGCCGCGTCGAAGAACACCCAAAGCTGCTGTGCGTTGGCGAAGGTGTTGGCGAGCGCAAGCGATGTCGTCGCCCCAGGGTTGAAATCGGTGCCGCTCGTGAACGTCTGATCCGCGACGCTTCCGGGCGAACCCGCCGACGAGGAACCAACCGGCGCAAAGATCATTTCGAGCAGCGCGGCCTGCTGAGGTCCCGGTGCGAACGTCATCGCGTTCGGATCGACGTTCGGCGCGCTCACTGCCGGCGCGAAGCTCTCTTCAAGCGCGAGAACGTCAGCGATCGTCAGGGAGTCCGGCGGCACCCCGCCAGAGCCGCCAGTGCGCCGCCAAAGCTGAATCAGGAACAGAAACCACGCCTCCGTTACGTTGCCGGTCTGGGGATCGACGAACGGGACATTGACGAGCGGCACATCGGTCTGGATAGTCGTCGCCATGGTCATTGGTTATTCGATTCGGCCTGGACCCATGCGCCCAAAAGCGCGGTCTTGAGCGGTGCGGACCATGAAAGCTCGAAGACGCGATCGCGCGCCATGCCGAGCCGTTGAAACTGCAACGACGTTGCGTATTCCCCTTCTTTCCCGAGACTCGTCTTGATCGCGTTGCCCCACGACTTGCCGCGTGTGTCGCTCCAACGCAGGAACACCCAGACCGGACTATTGTTCGAGCCGTTGCCGACTTCCATGTTCGCGATGAACTCGCGGTAACGCATCCGGTCGCTGTTGTCGTCCACGCTATGCATGAACGAGCGAATGCGCGGGATCGGGTTGCCGTTGTCCGTGTAGGCGTTCACGTCCCACAAGTAGAGGTTGCCGTTCTCCCAATCGCCGACGACCGGCTGACCGTAAAGCGAGGCATAGCAGTTCGCCCGATGGCGGCGCAGGGCGCCGTTTTCGTCGACCCAACTGAGCTCGTTCCATTGCTCGGTCGAGAGGTCGTACTGCCAAGTCTTGTCGGCGCTCGGGAACGTGAGCACGTAGAAGAAATGCCCTTCGATCTGGTACGTGAAGCCGATGGCGTCGTCGACGCGCGGATACGTCGCGATCTCGTTATCGAGTGCAAACGTCGAAATCTGCGTAGCGTTAAACTGCTGGCTCCGGTTGACATAGCACACGCCTTGCTGCGACTGCGCGAGCCAGTACACCTCGCCGTCCATGTGCGCGATGGAGCCGGCCGCGGCGCAACCGTGCTGCATGAAGACGCCCGGCAGCCGCTCATACGGGAAGGTGGAGTCGCCGGCGTTGAACCAGACTTCGGTCGTCACTTCCCCGAGCAGGTACACGTACCGCTTCGTCACGCCGACGCCGACCAGCTTGTCGGAGAATCCCGACTTGGACGCGAAGTCAGTCGCGTCGAAACTTATCTCGTCATTGAGCGAGATGTACCATTCGCGCGTGCCGGGGCTGTTCAGGATCAGGAAGCCGTCGGAGAAGTTGACGGTGTTCCCGCCTGCAAAAGCGCCATCGGCTATCTGAGCGAAGGTGTCGTCGGCGAGCTTAACCGTATAGCCGTTGCTCGTGCCGTCGACGATCACCAGATACGTCGCGTTGTCGACCATCGAGACGGGGCCGGAGGTCGTTGCAATCGACCCAAGCGATTTCAGCGTGAAGTCGGAGTTGATGCGATAGACCGTCGAGCCACAGACGCCATATCCGACGCCATTCGACGCGAAATAGAGGCCGCGCCATTCGCTTTCGGGGGCCGTCGCCTTGAGCGTGAGGCCCGGCGTCGGGTAGTACGTGAAGGGAAACGACGCGTCCTGAGGGTTCTTTTCGGCGTACAGGTTGATGCAGCGCTGCGCCTCGGCCACAAGGCTTTTGGCCGTGTATGCCCCGGTGATAAGCGGCGCCTTCAAGGCGTGCTCCCGATGTAGAAGTCCCCAAAGATGTTGTACGAGCCAGTTCTGTTGCCGCGCAGCGCCGCGGGCATCTGCAACTGCGGAATCTGCGCGTTCGCCTCTTCGATGATGCGCATCGACGCCTCAGCTTTGCCCTGCACGACCGGATTCACCGGAAGGCCGTAGAAAGGGCAAAGCTCAAGCGTCAGGTTCCACATCAGCGCGGCCGCATACTCGGGCGGCAGCGTGATTTGAT